GTCGGAATTTACAAGGTGAATATGCTTACCCAAATGTGCCACAGGACGTGTGGCGCAGACATCAAAACGATAAATGTGTAATTACTTACTATCCAAAGAAAGGTAAAGCTAAAATCGTCCCGGGTCCTAAGTAAAGGCGGTGATCTAATATCTCCCACCGATAGGGATACCATGGTGCTCTTAGAAAGGAGTAGGAATGGCTGAAAAGAGATTTGGTAGGCAAGTTCCTACCGTAAGTTTTTATTGTGAATATGACGAAACGTTATTCGAACAAGCAACTGACTTGTATCGAAAAAGTAAACATGAAGCGTACGAGTGGCAGATTGAATTGTTAAAACCATTGATGGCGATTGACGATGAAGGTTACTGGGTACACCAAAAATTTGGCTATGCAATTCCACGCCGTAATGGTAAAACCGAAGTGGTTTACTTAAAGGAAATTTGGTCACTTTTTCAAGGTTTACGCATTTTACACACTGCTCACCGTATTTCAACATCACACTCAAGCTTTGAGAAAGTGAAAAGCTATATTGAAGCCATGGGTTTAGTAGATGGTGAGGATTTCAACTCCATTCGTGCTAAAGGGCAGGAACGTATAGAACTATACGAAACTGGCGGTATTATCCAATTTAGGACCAGAACATCCACTGGTGGTTTGGGTGAAGGTTTTGACTTACTAGTTATTGATGAAGCGCAAGAGTACACAGAAGACCAAGAATCAGCTTTGAAATATACAGTAACGGACAGTATGAACCCCCAAACCATCATGTGTGGGACACCACCAACTCCCTTGTCATCAGGTACGGTATTCACTGACTACCGCCAAACGACTTTAGACGGTGGGAACAAGTACTCGGGATGGGCGGAATGGTCTGTTCCTGAATTACACGATATTCACGATGTGGACGCTTGGTATATGACTAACCCGTCAATGGGCTATCACTTAAACGAACGTAAGATTGAAGCAGAGCTTGGTGCTGATGAATTAGACCACAATATCCAACGTTTGGGCTATTGGGTGTCATATAACGTCAAATCAGCAATCACAGAAGAAGAATGGCAATCAATGTTGGTAGATGATTTACCGGAATTTACGTCCAATTTATTTGTTGGTATCAAATACGGAAATGATGGTATCAATGTGGCAATGAGTATAGCGGTTAAAACAGACGAAGGCGATGTATTTGTTGAAGCAATCGATTGCCAGTCAACACGAAATGGTAATGGTTGGATATTGAATTTTATTAACAGGGCTAACGTTGAAGCGGTGGTCGTTGATGGTGCTGGTGGACAAGCTATCCTTGAAGCTGAAATGAAATCAGCGAGAATCAAACCTAAACCATTATTACCTAAAGTTAGAGAAGTAATCGTGGCGAACGCATCGTTCGAACGTGCGGTAAACTCAAGAGCAATCAGACACAAGGGCCAACCGTCATTGGTACAAATTGTTTCTAACTCTGAAAAACGGCCAATCGGTAGTAATGGTGGTTTTGGATACAAGAGCCAATTTGAAGATTACGACATCGCATTGATGGACAGTATGATTTTAGCTTATTGGTCATGTATTGAAAGTAAGACAAAAGTTAAACAGAAAGTGAGATATTAAATGATTGAAAAAAAGGTAACGAAAATGAGTTCAGATGATTTTATTGATAAGTGTAAACATTTAGTTTTCGGTTATAAACGCATGCGCATTGAAGATGAAGAACTATTGGCGGTATTCAAACCAGATGATGTATACGTTGTGTGGTCGGTTAAAGTTTTACAAAACAACAAAGCGTTGTTGATTACCAACAACCCAGACGGCATGTATTACGAAATTACCTATAATGGTGCCAGTGATGAGTTTTATATGGATGTATATAAGAAGTTTGAAAATATTAAATACGATGCTTAAAAGTCACTAATTAATTTAGTGGCTTTTTTCACGTCCTGAAAATGACGTTATAAAAGTTTCAATTGCAGTCATGCGTAAATGACAAAACCTGTGCAGAAGCCAACTGCGTACCAAAGGCGAAAGGGGATTAACAATGAAACGAGATTTCTTACGTGAATTAGGTATTGAAGATGACACGATTTTAAAAGCAATTTTAGACAAGAATATGGAAGAAGTGAACGGTGCTAAACCACAAGATTATGACGAATTAAAATCTAGTTTGGAACAAGCAAATTCACAACTTTCAGAGTTTGAAAAGCAAGTGAACAGCTTAACGGAAGAAAACACAAAAGCGAGCGAGCAAATCAGCTCATTAACTGCAGATAATGAGCAATTTAAATTAAATGATTTAAAATCTAACATCGTTCGTGAGTATGATCTACCGTCATCAGTATTCGACAATATCACTGGCAGTGACGAAGATACAATTCGTCAATCGGCTGAAAACTTAGCAAGTGCTTTTAAATCAGTCAAACCAAGTCAACCTACTAAAACGTATGAACCACCAACAGATGAAACTAATGGCTTACGAGAAACTTTAAGAAGTTTAAAAGGAGAGTAATATAAATGGTACAAAAACAAGAAACTTTATTTAACGCACAAGCGGTAACGGATTTAATCAACAAAGTTAAAGGCGAATCAGTCTTAGCTAAATTAACTAACCAAGACGCAATCGGTTTTAACGGTAACGAATACTTTACATTTGATTTTGAAAATGAAATCGACATCGTTGCAGAAGGTGGCGCTAAATCACACGGTGGTATTAAGGTAGAGCCAATCACAGTTGTGCCTTTAAAAGTTGAATACGGCGCTCGTGTGACTGATGAATTTATGTACGCATCAGAAGAAAAACAATTAGCTATCTTACAAAACTTTAACGAAGGTTACGCTAAGAAACTTGCTAAAGGTTTAGATATCATGGCATTTTCAGGTACTAACCCACGTACAGGTACAAAATCAACAATCATTGGGGATAACAACTTCGCTGACAAGGTTACACAAGCGGTTACGTTTGACGCAGCGACTGCTGATGACAACTTAGAAAACGCAGTACAAGCAGTAGTTGGTGCTGACGGTGATGTAACTGGTGCAGCATTATCTACATTATTCGGTTCTTCATTAGCTAAAATCGAAAACGGTGTTGGCGTGGCAATGTATCCAGAGTTCAAATTTGGTGGTAACCCAGGCACTTTAGGTGCATTACCTGTTGAATTATCTAAGAACGTTTCTATCAACTCTGACCTTGAAGGTGTGGTTGGTGACTTCCGTACAATGTTCAAATACGGTATTACAAAACAAATTCCATTGACTGTAATTCCTTACGGTGATCCAGACAATTCAGGTCGTGACTTAGCTGGTCATAACGAAGTGTACTTACGTGCTGAAACTTACTTAGGATGGGGTATCTTATCCGCTGATTCATTCGCTAAAATTACTGAAGCTGGAGCTGGTGCATAATGAAATTTAAGAACACCAAAACAGGCGTGGTCATTGATTTGACTGCGCCAATTTCTGGTGGGAATTGGGTGGCAATTGGTGAGGTTGAAGAAAAGCCAGCACCTAAAGTTAAACCAGAAGTTGAAATCAAGCCAAAAGAAGAACCTGTTGAAGCAGATGATTTTGATTTAACTAAAATGACGGTTGATGAACTGAAAACATTCGCAACTGAAAACGACATCGAATTATCAGCAACCAAGAAAGCGGACATTATCGAAGAAATTGCCAAAGCATTTGAAATGTAGGTGGTAACATGCAAAATTTTGCAAGCATTGACGACATTATCGAATTGTGGCGACCGCTAACCAACGAGGAAATCACACGAGCTACTGCATTACTACCTGTAATATCTGATACCTTGCGTATCGAAGCTGATAAGGCTGGCGTTGACTTAGACCAAAAATCTAAGGACAACATGGCATACGTAAATGTGTTGAAATCAGTCACAGTAGACGTGCTAGCAAGAACGTTGATGACACCAACGGATAAAGAGCCAATGACACAAGAAAGCCAATCAGCTTTGGGCTACTCGTGGTCAGGTACGTTTCTAAGTCCTGGTGGTGGCTTGTTTATCAAAAAGGACGAATTAAAGCGTTTGGGCTTAAAACGTCAAAAGATTGGGGGTCGACACCTATATGGGGAAGATACATGGAATCCCAGTCACTTTGATTACCAAAGAGATTACTGGTTATGATCCATTAGGCGAGCCAATCACAGAAGAAGTCGAAACAGTAGTCGAAAATGTAATCGTGTCACCAACTTCACAAGATGACATCGTGAGTAACCTTGAATTGCATGGAAAACACGCTGTATATACCCTAGGTATTCCAAAAGGTGATGCGCACAATTGGGAAGATGCAGAAGTTGTGTTCTTTGGCAAACGGTGGCGAACATTTGGTGCGACTATTGAGGGTATCGAAAGCATGATTCCACTTGAATGGAACAAGAAAGTGACGGTGGAAGCCTTTGAGTGATATGCGATTTACACTAAATTCAAAAGGCGTACAAGCCTTACTTAAATCGGCGGAAATGGAAAGCATCGTGCGAGAGAAAGCCAATGAAGCGGTTAAGCGACTGCCTGATGGATATGAAGCTGATACGCACGTTGGTAAGAATCGTGTGAATGCGTCCGTTCGTACTAAGACTTATGCAGCGGTTAAAGACAATTCAAAAAACAATTCACTATTAAAGGCGGTGCGTTAAATGCTAATCGAGGTAATTATCAAACAATACTTAGACGAGCATTTAGATGCGCCGTCTTTTTTTGATTATCCAACTAACCCACCAAGACGATTTGTGCTAATTGATCGCACTAGTGGTGGAGAGAACGAACAACTACCAAATGCAACTGTGGCATTTCAAAGTTATGGTGCTTCAAAATATGAAGCAATGATTTTGAATGACGATTTAAAAAAGGTAGTCAAGGGTATGACTGAATTGAATGAAATTTCAAAAGTCAGCTTAAATGCTGATTATAATTTTCCAGATTTAGAACGAAAGCAACAAAGATACCAAGCGGTATTTGATATTTATCATTATTAAAAAGGAGAGATTTATAAATGGCAAAAGCACAAAACGTAACATACGGTAAGCCTAAAGTAGGTGGGGCAATTAGTGTTGCACCTTTAGGTACTACACTACCTACTGATGCAGCGGGCGATTTAGACACAAGTTTCAAAAACTTGGGATATATTTCAGAGGATGGTCTAACAAATGCCGATACTCGTGAAAGCGAATCACTCAAAGCTTGGGGCGGTGATGTTGTATTAACATCTCAAACTGAAAAATCAGACACATTTACATTCACTTTAATTGAAGCATTAAACGTTGATGTATTGAAATTCTATTACGGCGATGAAAATGTAACAGGCACCTTAGAAACAGGTATCACAATCAATGCTAACTCAAAAGAATTG